GTATCCATGTCTGATGGTTCGTTCTCTGTGTAGTTGCCGTTTGTTAACAGAAATACGTTTCTGCCTCTAGCACCTGGAGCATAGTGGGCTGCTAAACGGTTGGCGAGGCGTTGCTCTTTGGATAGCACTAAACCTTTAGTGAAGTTTTCTGCGAGAGTGGGGCGCACAAAGTTGTCGGTGGGTGGACGAAAAATAGCCATCAGGTAATACTGTCTCCGAATCCTGCTGCGGTTAACTCTGCCACTTCTGCATCGTTCAGGAAGTAGTCCCTACCACCGTACCAAAGTTTTGCTACCTGACCAAGATCACGTTGATCCACAATCGTATATTCACCGTTCGTTAACTCGTACAGGTTTCTTGCTCGAACACCTGAACGGTTGTAACGGCCTAAACGGTTCGCTGCATCGCCACCACCGAAGTATCCACCAGGATAGTTGTAGGTGTATGGCACACGGAAGATACGGGATTTCACCCAATCAGCTGTTTGTGTTCCTACGCCTGACCCTGTAGCGGTATCGGTGATGAGGAGGCCACTTAACGTGGCTGATGTTCCTGCACCTGATCCTGTGGCGGTACGGATGTTGATAACAAGATCAACTGCTGTTCCCACGCCGACACCTGAGCCTGTGGCGGTACGGATGGGGGTGCGGATGAATGTGACGCTTGAAGCCCCTGATCCGCTTCCCTGAGCCGTTCTAACGGGCGTAATCTGCCCTGATGCTGTTTGGGTGCCTGTGCCTGAGCCTGTGGCGGCACGAACCCGTACACGAACACCTGTTGCGGTCTGTGTGCCCGTTCCTGAACCTGTTGCGGTACGGACTTTGATGTGGACACCTGTTGCGGTTTGGGTGCCTACACCTGAACCTGTTGCGGTTCTGGATATTGTTGCGGAAACTTGGTTGTATGTCGTCGTCGCGGACGAGTACAGGATGTCAGATTGGTTGTAGGTAGCCATCGGCTACGCCCCTAGATTTCTGTTTCTTCGACTAGTGGTTCGCTGTCGTAGATTTCAAAAATGTTGGCTGGGTCTATGGATGCAGGGATAGGGAATTTTGTGTAATACAAAGCCATGTGGTTTTGTTCGTCAACCTCAACCCAATTGACCGAGTTTGTTTCTGGCGGTATTGCTTCATCAGCCAAAGGTGTTACAAGCAAAACGCGAATCATCAGGATACCTTCTCAATAAAATAGCCTTCAATGGTTGTTGTTAGCGATGCTGATGCTGAACCCATTTCTACCGAAATAACAACATTTTTTGCAGTAGCAAAATCTTCTGTAGATGCCGAATAACCGACATAGGTGGTGTTCGCAGTAATTCTTCCCATAGATTGCGAGACTGCTTGACTTCCCAAAAAGAACGCTGAGTTCTCTTGCGATGTGGTGCTCGCAAAAAATATGTCCCATGAGTAACGCCACTTGTAAGAGTTGGCATTTGTGCCATAACTAATTTGTGTTGCAGGCATACTAAAAACAGTTGTCGCACCAATCTTGCCCCTGAAATGAATATTCTGTGAGGAACCCACATTATTCAACAAAGTTCCAAACGCTGTAACGCGATACAACTGGTTTGCCGCCACACCGCTCAAAGAATAACTAAACAGGTCCGACTCGGCTGTGGTGTTGCTGATAGTTACTGGAGTAAAATCTGAGGTCTGTCTAGTCGTTCCCGAAGCACCCGTAGCACCCGTTGCGCCTGTGGCACCAGTTGCACCTGTAGCACCCGTTGCGCCAGTTGCTCCCTGTGGGCCTGTCGCACCCGCAGCCCACTTCACACCCAAAGTCTCAGCCGAATCAACCGTCAACACATGACCATTCGTGCCACCAACAGGCAAACGCCCAACCGTGTCAGCAGCCGAAGCAACAATCAAATCACCCTTAGCATCAACCAAAGTCTTATCAATCTTCTGTGCAACCTTGTAATCAAGGCTCGTAACCACAGCAGAAGAATCAACACCAACCTTCGCCTGCAACGCCTCAATCGCATCATTAGAATCCGCGTGCTGACCAGCATGATCCGGTGAAGCAAGAGTGTCCGAACCAGTCGGATTAGTCAACGCATCAAGCGAAGAAGGAAAGTTCGTTGCCACTAGGGGCTACCTTCCTAGTCGAGCGACAAAGTGAGAGAAGTGATTTGGAACGTGTCACCAGCAGTCACCGCAGCCGATGAAGAAAGCGCACCAGTCCACAAACAGTTACCCGCAGTAGACGCATCCCACAACGACCAATGGCTATAAGTCTCGGTAGTAGAAACGTTCGTCCACTCCAAAGTCGCAGAAGTCGCAATAGCACCAGACGAAGCAGTAGCCCAAGCAGCCACCTTACGAGTAGCCTCAGTCGCCGCATTGGATGTGCCATCCTCACCAGCATCACCAGTATGCAACTTCACATAAACGTTTGAAGGAATCGTCCACGCAGTCTTACCTGTGGTGTGTTCCAAAATCTTTAGTTCGGCATAATTAGAAATTGACATACAAACCTTTCGTCAAAAAGACTATACCAAATACAAAAGTGGGGTGGTCAGGCGAGGGGACCCAACCACCCCACAAATGTGAGGTACTAACCGCTTAGTTAAGCGGCGTTTGCACCAATGCTGGATGACGACTCAATGCGACGCAACGAAGCTTCGCGGAAGCGGCCATAGCCACCGAGCCAGTACCAACCAATTGGATTGAAACGCATGAGCGAGTCAACAACAGGTCCACGAACAACCTTCGGAACCATGCCGTTACCGTCAACCTGGCTGTAAGCCTTAGCCAACGCCTGACGACCCATGATGTGTGTGCAATACACGTCAATCGTTCCAGTCGAGGCGGTTCCGTTTGATGCGTCAGCGAACACCTTGGCGCGAGGGGTTTCAATGAATCGTACTGATTCAAAGGTTCCGATCTCACCGTTGTAGATGTTCATGGTGTCCACGTTCACATGAGGTGCGTTCCATGATGCGTTGCCGGTTTCACGACGAAGGTCGTATGACACGTCAGGATGGATGTAACCCATGTAGTAACCATTGAAGGTTGCAACGTTTGCAGCACGCAAAGCAGCAGTCTGCTTACGGATGTCGTTGGCTTCAATGATGTCCTCAGCAGCAACCGAAGTACGGCCTGTTGGGTCAGTTGATCCACCGCCACCGTAGGCAACGTTGGTTCCGCCAGCAAGAACGTCGCGAACAACCTTGTCGATTGAGTCACCAGCGTTGTAACCGATAAGGTTCGCTGCTGCTGCATCAACGTCCAAGAACGAAGTTCCACGGAGTTTTGCGGTGGTGTTGATTGTGTTGCCATACTCAGCAAGCGTTACAGTCACTTGGCTGTCCGACATAGCCACAGGGGTGATGTCAGTTGTTTCAGCAAGTGTGCTGGTTGCTTCTGCAAGGTCTGCGAAGATCGTGAAGATCACCGAAGAACCAGGCATTGACTGGTTGGTTGGTTGTACGTCTGCTGCCTGATCGAACAAGAGTTCTGAACGCAAAGCAAAATATGCTAAACGGTCGTATGCTGCCTGATCGGTTGACAACGATGATGCCTGTGTTAAGGCCATGATGTTTTCCTTTAGGGGTAGCCCCAAAGAATGTGAATCCTATGGGGAGTGATTAGTATTTTTCTGCTTCGGCTCGCGCCTGGGCCAGCAACTGCATCACTTCGTCCGTGGATTTTGCATTAGCAATACGTTCAGCGTAATCGACAGGAGGTTCGCTTGTCTGCCCAGCTCGCGCTGCCTGTGCCACCCGATTCCATGACTGCTGTTCAGCAACCACTTCCTTGTTCTGACTAGGTATGAGACTTGCTTCTTCTGCCGCTTGTCGAATCGCCTCCAGTGTTAAATCACCGTCGTAGCCTTTAACGAAATACTTGTACTTCGGATCGTTCGGGTCGACGCCCGCTTTCACGAAGTTAAGTTCTCGTCGGGCCGACTCTGCTTCCGCTGCCTGCTCACGTAAAGCCTTATTTTCGGCTTCAAGTTTCCGCAAGTGCGCTCGCACGGGGTCCTTCGATTGCTGCTGGTCTTGAACTGCATCATCCTCAAACTCGTAGTTTGCATCTGACATGACCCACTCCTTCTGCCCACATTCGGCTGGAGGTTCCCGAATGGCTGCAAGTCTCACCCCTTTTGCACATTGAAATCGGGGGCTTTCCAATGGTGTCCGTTACCGAACAGTCCTAGTATACACACACTTCACTTGACAGTGTCAAGTATGCTATTGCGCTTTACCTACCGAAGTGGAAATGGAGCCTGATGTTTCACCTGTTGTCCGAGCAAATGACCCACCACCAGCGAACTCGGCTGTACGCATACGACGTTTACGCTCCAACTCTTGTTGCGCGGCGACATCAATCCCGAACGCAGCACCAGCCAACTGTTCATCCGATAGTGCTGTTTCACCCGCGAAAGTCTGTTTTAGTTCGCCTAACCCGCCGACTTCAGCGAAGCCTGCGCGAGCCTGCTGTTCAGTAATACCACGTCGAGCCAGGTCCTCAGCGAACTGACCAGTCAACTGCATCCCACCCTGCTCTAAGCCACGGGCAGCGATATTGGCAGCTTGCGCCTGTCGGGTGAGTAGTGGGGCTGTGCGTTGTGGGTCAAGGAAGTATGCCGCTAACTGCCCTTCGGAAACCCCGTACAGGTTCCTCATCTGTTCCTTAACGGCTGGATCAGCGTCAGCGACAGCACGATAACCCTGCTGGACACGTTCGTTCAGTTCAGAGTTTGAAACGTCCCCCTCAATGAACGATTTGAAATCATCTGGCTGGTCATAGAAGTTTGCTGGCAAACCGTTGGACCGCAAAGTTTGACGGAACTGGTTTTCTAAACCGATGTATTCGGCAGGACTCAGTTCGGACAAACCAGCCCTCAGTCGAGCAGCGTTGCCAGCAAAACGCCTTTGATATGCAGGCTGTTCACGAATAGCAAAAATGATTGCGTCAGGGTTGTTGATGTTAACGGTTTCTCTAGCAATAAGATCGTAAACATATTCAGTTAACTCACCCAAACCATAGGTGTTCAGAACCGCAGCCATTGTGCTACGAGCGTCCCTACCTCTACGGACACGATCAGCTTCCTCGCGAGCAGCTTCACGTTCGTTGGCTAAACGTGTTTGCCTTTCCTCTGGTGTTTCCCCACCGTCATCCTGACCGTCAGCACCAGTCGCACCAGTCGCACCTCCGGTGGTTGGACCACCACCAGCAGGACCACCACCAGCAGGACCACCACCAGCAGGACCACCACCAGCCCCGATAGGGCTAATGTTTTCTGCCTCACCAACATAACCAGGAAATAAACCTCTTG